AAAATTGCTGCAATATTTCTTGAAACTGGACTGTCGCTTGGATTTTCGGCCAAGTCGGCATTACCTGTGACCAACCAGTAAATTGATATGATCCAAAACACGTAGACTAGAATCGGGACAAGGTAACTGTTAAAAAAATTGGAGAAGCTATACGAAGTTACATTCAAGTTGAAAATATTATTATAAAGAAAGAGTAAAACTGCTGCACCGGTCCATGCGCCTGTGAATAATCCGGCGAACCACGTTTCATCCATAAAATAGAGTGGAATGTTGATAAGGATGCATATGAGCGCGATGAAAATGAATTTAGTTAATGTTGAAATGGTTCCAGGATCGGTGTTATTGCCGATTGATTGCATTATTTATTTATTTTACTTTAGTATTGAATTAGGGAATGAGGATGGATAATGGAATATTGGATATATTTATGATATAAAATTATTTATTTTTTAAACACGACTAAATAATTTTATCTTTTTTATTTTATATTTTTGTTTATATTTTATCTCTCTGTCTCTCTATTTCTCTTTCTAAAAATTTTCGAATGCTGTTTTTTTTCCGTGGCAGTCTCTGCATAAAGCAACTAAATTGTCGACAGCATTGGAACCACCGTGTTCAAGACGGATTTTATGATCGACTTCAAACCATCCTGGAAGTTGGCGCTGACAGTCACCGCATTTCCATCCCTGTTGAGCTGCAACGAATTTCTTTTTAGATTCACTCACGCTGCGTTTTGTGGGTCCATTACCACCACCACCCGTTTTACCGGAGGTCATGATTTTATTAACACTGTTTTGTTGTCGTCGAGTTGTCCAACCAGCGTCATCGCCGCCGCCATTAGTAGAATTACCTCTTTGTTCATTTTGACCAAAGAATGCGCGCTGGTTTGTCATGTCAAAAAAAGGTGTCAACATGTCTGCTGATTGGCGACTGATAGGCATGTATTTAATAAACTCGTTGGCATGCTGCATAATATTATGCGTATTTTCTGGATTTTTTTTCATGAAGAGGTACATGGAGAGTCCGAAAAATCCAATGGTTGCCATTTTTATGTATTTTCGCGCATTCACTGATTCCACGAGTTTAAAATATTTTCCGTCATAGTATGTATTTAAAATGAGACCAGCAGTAATGATGAATATAATAAATTCGATTTTAAATTTCATTTTTATTTTTATACACCTATAAGTTAACTATAAAATAATAATAATTGTTTTTACTAAATATTACTTAATAATAATTATGTATTAATAATAGAAAATGATAATAAATATTGCAGTTGCAATTAGTGGAAGTGGAGGAATCGGACAAAAAGGCGGACTACCATGGCCCCATTTAAAAGAGGATATGAGACTATTTTCGAAAAGAACGACGGGATTAGGATTTAATGCAGTGTTGATGGGTAAAAATACGTGGTTAAGTATTCCGGAGACAAGAAGACCATTGAAAAATAGAACAAATATGATTATTTCTCGTAGCGAATTACAGTTAGATTCACATTCAACATTGTGTCATATATTTTATTCGATATACGATGCTCTCACGCATTGTGAAGCTGCAAAGTATGATGAGCTATGGATTATCGGCGGAAGTGGAATATACAATGAATTTTTAAATGTACACTATGATAAAGTGCATCGCGTATACATTACATATGTTTGCGGTGACTATGAATGCGACACGTTTATAAACATTCCGAATGAAAGCTATTTGATTGAAGAAAAAGAGTATAATTCAACTGAAAATTGTTACTATTTGACGTGCGTTCACAAGATGCATGTAAACGATGGCAACAGTAATGGGATGGAATTATTAGAAGAGTTTATAAAGGGGTCTCGAAATTAGGAACACGATAATAATAGTCTTCATATTGACAGTTTAAACAATGAATTGAAACAATGTCTCGTAGCGTTTCAAATGTGATCATTTTTGGATAAGGTCTTGGATTCTCGCTAAATGCGGATAAAAGCAGTGTCATGAGTTTGATATCTGGATAAATATTCGTGGGATTCATAACATCCTGAAGACGATTTTTTTGAATGTATGCGTCGATTCTGCGCGTCACTTCGGTGCGTGAAATTTTTTTGCGACCTGGTTCGCCAAGAAACTCGGCAAGTTGAGGTGTTATTTCGCACATGAGTTTTTTACTTTTTATCATGATAATATAATAATAAATTGACTTACTGTTATATTATTTAAAAAGTGTAATATTTATTTCAATTTTATTTTATTTTTTATTTGTCTTGTTTTATGATGTCGTTGTCGTTTACGATATTTATATTTTTTGCTTTTATTATTTGACTTCATCTTTCTTTTTCTTCCTCCTTCAAGTGTAGTAGGAACTAATAATTTTGAAGGAGGTGGATAAATATTATCTTTACATGTAGATAATGGTGATGTTGGGTTACAGTTACCATGACTCCATTTTATTGTAATTTGAGGATCAGGGTTTACTCTACCTGAATCTGTAACTACTTCAGTTTCAGGTTCAGGTAAACTTGTTAAACTTGATATTTCGGGATCGGGACTGCTAAAATCATATGAATACATTTTTAATATTATATATACCCATAATATTATTATTTAGTTCTATAGTTTTTATTGTTTAACAACCGGCACCCATTTGTAAACTCCATTTTTATCTGCGACAGATTTAAAAAATTTACCATTGTTTCCTTTTTTGGTTTTATTTTTGCAGTCATTTGCAGCGAATGGGGGAGATGGACGCGTTTTATATTTTTTCTGCGTCTTTTTATTTTTATTATCGCATTTGGATACTTTAGGCATTTTTATAAATATAATGTGATTATATTATTTCTAAATAAAAAAAAATAAAAAATAAAAAATAAAAAAATAGTTTTGAATTTTTATTTTTTTTTCATTTTTTTGTTCATTTTTTGTTCATTTTTTTTATAAACACTTGTACACTTAACTTAGTACCGTATTTTCCGAAACGTATTGGTTTTTTCAATGGGTATATATGCATGCGGTTCAACAATTTGAATGCAGCCAGAAATCATGGGTTGAAGGTAGAAGTGGATGTTTCCGAAGCCTTGATTCTCAAATGGAACAAGATCATTCGCCAAGTATTTTCCGAATTCATCTGATACATCCTTTTCCGCGCGTTTGAATTTGTCCATATGGTCTGTATACGTGTCGCGCGTAATAATCGAAACACGACAGCCATTTTTTCGTTCTTCTTTTTGGATTCGAATCAAGTATGCCAACAGAATAAACAAGTCGTCGTTTAATCCGGCGGGTGTAGTAATGTGGGACACGTCGCGCAGAATGGCATTGATGCGCGGAGCGTACGACGGATTGCGCCGTTCATCCGTGTGTGATTTGTGAATAATGATTAGCGGAGTGCAACCGTTTTGCCGAACAAGTTGAATCATGGTGTTCAAGTCATCGGGATTCGGATTACCATTGTAAGAATGCAAAACATTTCCACCATCAATGATTGCATCGTAAAGGGGGGCTTTTTCAAGTTTTTTGATAACGGCTACATGCTGTTGTGATTTGTTTTTCGGATCTTTTTCCATTTGGTTTACAATTTTTTGAATGTAGTAATCGCACTGCGTGAGTGTGTATCTGGACAAACCTGAATGAGTTTCGATCAGTTCATCGCTTTGGTCCGCTGCTGTTTGAGAATCATGTAAAAACTTGCCGTCCAAGTAACGAAACAGAAATGTGAGGCGGTTTTCAATGATGAATCGAACATCTTTGGAATCAAGAAGCGCGGCATCAATGTATCGCGTGAATAAATGCACACAGTATTCGGGGTCCGGGTTGTAAATCATGAGTGCAAAGTAGTCACGTTTCATGGAAAGTCGGTCAAATATGGAAGCAATGCGCGCATCATCGTGTTCCAAAATTGCAAATCGTAGCACCATGGTAATAATGCCCTTTTCTCGCGTCGTGTCAATTAATTTTTCGTGCTGTTTCAGCAAGACGCGAAACTCGTCAATTTTTCCATTTTGAAGCATCTCGTTCATGGTTCGCTGGAGTCTACCCAGTTCTTTTTGCGTCATTGTTGTCGTCATGATGTATGGCTCGAAATACTCGAAATAATAGAAACACTGTGAAATAATATCAAACAAAATATTTTTTCAATTTATTTTATCTTGCATACATGAGACCACAATTTCCACCAACAAATGTCAGCATGTTGAAACGCTCTTCGAAAACCGTTAAATTATAGTTATAATCGTAAATTCTCCAAGTTGGTTTATTTACGCCGACAGGAACTTGGGTTTCTGGATCGCAAATGGTAAGAAACTGCGCTTCCGGATCAAGCGGTGGATAAAACGTGGTAAATTCAAGCTCAATGGTTGAAAACTTGCTGGCATTGATTGCACCAGAAGGTTGAAAGTCGCTGGGTTCAGTATTCAAGCAAAAGTTGTAACAATAAAGACCGTCGGGCGCGGAACCTCGACTACTGGTATATTTTTCTAAATAATTATAAATCCCGGCATCCAACAAATTCTCTCTGTATTTTCCATCCAATAAAATGCCCAGGTTTAAAAGAATGTCTTTTTGATTTTTAACGCTGAATGGCGGTGTAATAAAGTAACCGGTATTTGCGGGTATCTCAGGAGTTACAGATGAAGACGCTGGATTAAAACCAGGTCCATAACTACTCGGATAAGAAGGACATAATTGCCCCCATGTAATTGGACTTAAACCAAATGGAGCGGGAATAAGTCCGTCGGGTTTATACTTGTAAGGCCAATTCGTGTAATTCCCCCACTCATTTCGCAAATATGCATCACTTCTTTGAAAATAAAACATCCAGCTGGCTACCATACCGAGTGTGCTTTGCAGCCATACGCGACGAGTACCGGTAACATTTTCGAAATCCCATTGGTAAACGGATTTAAACAAGTATTGTTGCGGGACAGTTGCAAATTGTTTGGCTTCATCTGCCGACAAAAAACAATACGTGCACATGAGGTGAATATCAGCATTCCAGTCGCTGCGTGTGGAAGTGCCGTAATCCAGTTCAATATTTGGAGGTGGTTGAATAAAACGATAAAACTGTTGCAAATTGTCATTGAAATTGGGTTGAATATAATTTGGTGTCACGTATTCCGGGAAATACGGCGGTTCCGCATTTGTGGTGCTGGGTGCGGCGGTAGCACTACCGGTGGCCGGATTTGAAACGTCGCGAATGACAAACAGTTCGCGAATGGGGCGCAGCGTAATATCGATTTGAAGCTGGTTATATTGTAGCGCAACGAGCGGGAACGCCATTTTGCTGCTCAACGTGAACCACGCATTAATTGGAATATACAGTTTTCGAAATCGAATAGATGGATCAACTCCTGCCGGATCATTCGTATAATTATAAAAGGCATTGGGATATTTTCCATTATTGGATGAAAAAAATGCAGGATTATTCAGTTCCGGAATGTTACCGGTCATCCGATTATACAAATCGCGCTCAGTTCCGTTGAAATTTCGCTCTACCAGCGCTTGTAAATATCCGCCTGTTAATTTCTGAAGCGTTTGACCGCCAACCGAAATTGTAATTTCTTTTATCATTTGCGTGCCAATATTTTCGATCCATTTGAATTCGTAAGGTGTCCACGATTGTCCACAACTTTGAGGCGGTAAAATAGGACTCCAAATGTTTGGTAGCGTGACAACCAGATACGTGTCCATCAGCAACTCAGCATAACGTGGAATATAAAATGTAAATTTAGAAGATTCATTTAATCGCAAATTTCTCTGTCCGTCGAAATCGATTCTAAATTTTTGTAAACCGAAATTTGTATACTTTGCATAAGTTGTTTTAAAGAATGTCTTTTTAGGATTTGAATTCAGAATAACGTTTTGATTGCCGTATGCAACCAAATTTAATAAGCCTCCTGCCATAATTTATATTATTGATATGAAATATTTTTAGAGAGATTTTACAGATGAAACAAAGTTACTATATAATCTAGACATAATAATTTTAAATTCTAATTCACTCAATTAAATAATTCAATAATTTACATACAATTCAATAATTTAAAATATATATAAAATATAAGATTTAGTATTTTATATACATTTATAATTTATTATCCATTAGACAAATTATTCAAAAAGTAAAAAATAAAAAATAAATGTCAACAACAAGTCCGGGAAGCGAAGCGATTTCAGGTGTTGCTAATGCAGCCAATAACTTAAAGTTACAGTTAAAATCGTATATTTCACAAACGGATAATACAACACTCATTCACATTATTGGAAGCACGCTGGTGATATTTATAGCGGCCTGTATTGCATATTATGTGTATTATAAAATGACACTGCTTCCAAAGAGTTGCAGGCGTTTAAACGGTAAAAAGGTGGCGGCACTAAATTCAAGTTGGATTACGACGGCTTCTTCGGATCCATCTTCTCAGTTTTTGTTGAGAGATTATTATGTAAAAACGGCATACAACTCTTGTTCCACAGGAAATTTTTCGAATGACTATGTAAGCGTGTGTGCGCTTCAACACGCAATCAGAATGGGATGCAGATGTTTGGATTTTGAAGTGTACGGCAAAAATGGGCAGCCAATTATTTCTACATCGTTAAGTGACGACAAGTGTATTAAGGAAACGTACAATTCAGTACCATTTGATGAAGCCATGAGTACCGTTGCGACATCGGCATTTAGTCCAAGTTCAAACGTGTGTCCTAATCCGAATGATCCGCTTCTGCTATTGTTTCGAATTAAAACCAATGACGTTGACGTACTGAACAGCATGGCAGACAGTATTAAGTCGAACCTGAATGACCGATTGATGTCGGAATATAATCATGAATTTGGCGGGAAAAATATATGTGCTGAACCGGTGAATAAATTCGCCGGAAAAGTGGTGATTATTGTAGAAAGTAATCCACTGTTGTACCAGCCAGGTGCGGAACGCATGTATGAAATTACGAATTTGACGAGCAATGCATTTTTGAGAATTTTGACGGTGTTTAATGTACTGAACAGTCCGGATATTACGGAACTGACGTCGTTCAATAAACAATATATGACAATTGTTCTTCCGGATCCTTCGATGTCGGCGGAAAATTACGATCCGATGCCGCCGTCATTAGCGGGGTGTCAATGTATGGCGCAATCGTTTCAGCTGACGCGGGACGGAAACTTGGCGGTTTACAATGACTGGTTTGAATCGGGACCGATGAAGAGCGCATTTTTATTGAAGCCAGCGAATTTAATGTTTGTTCCTCAAACGATTCAGGCGCCGACGCCGCAAAATCCACAGTTGTCGTTTGCCAGTCGACCGTTGCAGTCAAATATGTACAATTTCACAATTTAATATTTAATTGGAACTTATTCATTTTAATTTATGAAATATGAATATAAACATATTGTTGTATATTATACATTGACAAGATAAAATAAATAGAATGTCAAAAATAAACGTTTGTTTTATTGGTTTTTTTGGAATGAAAGATAAACATGTAAGTAAATATGTTAATTTGTGGAATACTTTGAATGCGTCAACAGATTTTTATAAGTATAGTGCATATAAAGATATACTTAGAAGCTCAAATCATAAAGTACTGCGCGAGTCATTTGAACCTAAAAAAATGCATTATGATATTGTTCATTGTATTTCAGGAGGGTCACTTTATTTACACTTGTTACTGACTTCAAAAAAGACATTTACATATAATAAAATTATATATGACTCTGGTCCTTATACATTTGATCATAAACAAACAGAAAATTATGCACATCAAACATTTCCAATTACACGATTATTACCTGTAAAAAATATTTTGAATGCAATAAATGGAAATGTTGCATCACAATTAAAAGATGAACATAAAAATAATCTTTATACACCACATAAAAAATTAGTATTGACATGTAAAACAGATTACACTATTGATCGAAAATTTGTAAATCAATTTATTCATGGTTCTGGTGCCCATAATATTGAATTTAATAAAGGCGGTCATGCTAATTTATATCAACCAAACAAAGAAGAATATACTCAATCCTTGCATGATTTTATAAAAGGTTGATAATATTTTTTATAAATATTTATAATCATTTTATTTTATTTAAAAAATAATTATAAAATTGAAATAAAGATATATTATGATTAAACTATAACAAGACAAATACTTGCTTCAAATGCAAGAATCAAAAGAAGAATCAAAAGAAGAATCAAAAGAAGAATCAAAAGAAGAATCAAAAGAAAAAGGTAAAAAAATAAAAATTATGATTAAATCGAAACTCCCCAAACTCGATATAAAAATAGATTCCAGTGATCTTGTTGAAACAAACCGTGAATATTTAAAAGAAATATTTACAGAGAAACAGTTGGAAGAGTTGAAAAAGAGGTATTTCATCGATTTAGAAAATCAAGAAAAAAATGTTTATAATTTTATCGATGCGTATCGCTGCATGATCAAACAACAATTCAATGAAGAAACACGGCCGTCTTCAGACTATCAGTTACTGAATCGCCTTACCTCAAATCCAGACAAAGTAAAAGTGGTTTGGAGTGGATGTTTACAAGCGTTGCGTCGTCTTCCGAGTGAGTCGGTTGGTCATATTGTGACTTCGCCGCCGTATTATAATGCGCGCGAATATTCCACATGGCCGAACTTACAAGCGTATTTGGATGACATGCGCGAAATAATATTGGAATGCTATCGAGTGCTGGATAATCATCGCGTATTCGTGTTTAATGTAAGTGACGTGGTGGACAATGATAAAATGGATAAAATTAATGCATTTGGGTTCCGAAAAATACCGCTGCCTGCGTATTTTATAACCATGTTTGAAGAATGCGGATTTACGTATGTGGACGACATTATTTGGGACAAGGGTGAAGTCCAAAGTTCGCGGCATAAAAATGGAAATAAACCGTTTCCCTTCTTTCAGTATGCGTGTAATTGTTATGAACACATTCTCATCTTTCACAAGCATCGACTGGAAAAAGACATCAAGTATCCGTGCAATGATTGCGGCAGTTTGAATGTAAAGAGTAACAGCTACACGTTTCGCGGACTGCGTTCGTGGGAATGCAAGAATCCGCATTGTGAGCGCAGCGAGTCGGACAGGGGAAAACGGTTCTCGTTGAAAACAATCATTACCCAAAATCCGTTTCGACAACAAGAGAATTTGATTCCGAAGGAGCTCGTTCAAGAATGGCGACGGGATATTCGGAAACTGTCGCCGGTGATTAAAATAAATAATAAAAAAGAAAACAAGCTGGGTCATACTGCGCCGTTTCCGATGGATATCCCGCTAATGAGCACACAGTATTATAGTTATCGGGGAGAAATTGTACTGGATGTGTTTGCAGGCAGTTTTACGACGGCGGTTGCGGCGCAAAAGCTGGGTCGAATCGGCGTAGGATTTGAACTGCGCAAAGATTTGTTTCGCGACTGCATCATAAAAAATATTACGAGCCATGAGTGCGATTTAGAAGAGATTGAAGTTGAATGAGTGCGAATTATGACTGAAAATGTTTACTGTTTTGACTGTGAAAGTTGAGCATTTCGAATGTTGTTTCTTTTTTCCATTTCGCTCCAATATTGTTGAATTGTAAAAGATTGTTGTTGCATATTGCCCAAATGGGTATCCCAAAATAAATTTCCGGGTCGATAATCAGACAACATCACATTTTGTTGTTGACAAAAGTAAATTCGGTGATTGTTTACTGCCTCATTATGACTTATATTGACTTGATCCTCTTTATTCAAGGTTTTTTCAGAATCAAATGCGTGAATTGAAATGTATTCACGAGTAATGGGACTTATAAGTTTCCCATCATGAATATTTTCCAGTTCATTTAAGTGTTCCAAACATGATTTTCCCAAATATGTTATTGATTTCAAGTAGTCTTCAAGTATTTGTTTATATTTAAAAATGTCCTCGTGAGGAATATATATTGAAAGGTCATGAATGTAAAGTATCTGCCTAATTAGTGATGATATGTTATCAGTAACTACACCTTCATTTGACATAAACCCTTTGGATGTTGTAAAAATTTGAGGTTCTAAGTTATGGCTTTTAAAACTTTCTTGAGAACCACCTGACACATTGTAATAATAATGACCTCCCCAATTCATGTTACCCTTATTTTTATTTTTTACTTTTACACCATTTATTTCTTTTATCTCGTATAACGGTTGCCAACAGAGTGTTTCAATCTCTTGTTTAAATCTCTCGAGATCGATGCGTTGTAAAGATGATCCCGATGATCCATGTTCTTTTACTAGACTAATAATTGATACAACAATTTTTGATGACATTCCACCGATATTGTCAAGTAAGTACTGATCGAGATGATTGCGTATTTTTTTATCTGTATCTCGTATGCGTTCATATTGTCGAAATGGAATATCAACCACAACTCCATTTATGTGTGTTTCAAGTTGATCAAGTGTAAGATTCCTTTTAATTATGTGTTGATATTCTAACCTCATTCTTGAGGTCTGACTAACGCGTTTTGTACTACATGGTCCAGATTTTGCTGCTTTATCTATATTTTTTAATTTTGTTTGCACGTTACTTGGAAATTTAGATTTAATTTCATCGCAAACTTTTTTTATATTTTTCCATGTTGTTGCTTGTAACTTTAACATTATTTTATTAAAATTAACAGTTTGTTTTTTCTTGTTGATTTTTTTTTAGTTTCCTTTATTTTGTTGGTAATAAATTTTATTAAAAAATCAATTTTTATTTTTATTAAATATGTATTTTTTTAAAACATTTTTATTATTATAAAAAATTTTATAAAAATTTTATAATAATAATATAGTAAGCATACGAAATTATTTTAGATAAATGAGTGAAAAAAAGATAGAGCGTTCTTTAGAAATATTGAAAAAGTCGCAAAAGGAGATTGAAGTGTCCCAAGGTGAAACGCTGGTCAGCAATCCGACCATTCAGGAAATCATTTCCATTGTGGAGCAGTTTTTAATAAGTAAGAAGCTCATTTGTTATGGAGGAACTGCGATAAATAATGTTTTGCCAGAAAAGGATCAATTTTATGATTTGAAGAGAGAAATTCCGGATTACGATTTTTTTTCGCCGCATTCGTTGGACGATGCAAAAGAATTGGCGGATATATTCTATAAAAAGGGATTTAATGATGTGGAAGCGAAGTCTGGAATGCACACAGGGACGTACAAGGTGTTTGTGAACTTTATTGGCGTTGCCGATATTACATTTATTGAACCGGAACTGTTTAAGAGTTTGATGCGCGAAGCAATCGAACGTAAAGGAATCTTGTACGCACCAATCAATTTTTTGAGAATGTCGATGTATTTGGAACTGTCGCGCCCGGATGGCGATGTGACTCGATGGGAAAAAGTGTACAAACGCCTGCTTCTTTTCAACAAGAACTTTCCGCTAAAAGGAGACAACTGTTTGAAAAAGGCAACGGGTAAAAGTTTAGCGCCATCAAAAAAAGACGAAGAAATTTTCGATGTTGTGCGCGATGAAGCCATTTCTGAAAAGCTGGTATTTTTTGGAGGATATGCGTGTGCATTATTTTCCGAGCATTTAAAGAAAAATGAGCGCGCCATTCTATATTCCGTTGTGCCGTCATTCGATCTGTTGTCGGAACATGCTAAAAAATCGGCACACAGGTTGAAAGAAAAATTGGAGAAAACTGGACACTTTCATCATGTAATAGTGGAAGAAAAAGAAGATTTTGGAGAGCATGTTTCTGAGCACTATGAAATCGTGGTGGATGGAAAAACTGTTGCATTTATATACGAGCCGTCTCCCGGTGCTTGTCATAATTACAACGTTGTTCGCGTTCAAGGAAAGGATGTGAATATTGCAACCACAGACACCATTTTAAGTTTTTACTTGTTGTTTCTTTATATTAATCGTCCGTATTACGATCGAGACAGGTTGCTGTGTATGAGTCAATACATTTATGATTTACAGTATGATAATTTAACGAATAATGAGGGCGTATTTAAACGATTTTCCAAGCCGTGCATCGGTAAACAGGTTACGCTGAAAGACATCAAGGATGTAAAATCGCACATGTTTCAAAAGCTGAAAGATAAAAAAGGGACGCGCGAGTATGAAGAATGGTTTTTGAGTTATAATCCAATTGAAAAGTATAAAGTTAAGGAATTAAAAGGGAAAAGTGCTGAAAAATTTGATGAAAAAATAAGGGATGTCAATAAATTCTCTCCATCGTATTCGAAACGTAAAGAGAATGGGCGATTCAAAACGAGGACAAGGACGAGAACAAGGACGACGCCTCGAACAAAAACAAAAACTTATAAGATACACAGACGAAGTTAAATAGATGCACTACAATATTTTGTATTTGATACTTTTGTAATTGGAAAATTATCAGAATTCTATTGGTTCCAGGGTTCCAGTGATGAGTTGGGATCATTTGTATTGATTATTCCCGGACCACAAAGTTGCGTATTTGCTATTTTTGTAATTGGAAAATCCATTTTTCTTTGTCTTTGTCTATCTATTGACAGCGTTATTTTGTCAAGTTGGTTATTTTTCACAGCATCATTAATTTTCGTCATTATATCAAAATTTTTATCCAGCTTTAACAAATCAATTACTATGTTCGCCGACTTAAAATAAGATTCGATCATTAACTGTGGTATTTGACAAGGACTCCAGTAGTATTTGTTTTCATTCCTCACGTAGATGGCGGGAAATTCGTCAATTTTAATAATTCTCGTATCAAAATAATCTCCTTCAGTGTTTATAGACGCTGTTAATATTACAGCTTCACCAGCGTAACTTGTTTTTATTTCTTTTTTTATTTTACGCATTTTACTGCTTCTTGTTATAATTTTTTTTTTGTGTTGTGGGGATTCGGGGATTACAGAACTACCTCTAACCATTTTTATTAATTTATTTTTTTTTGTTATATAATAATTAAATAAAATAAATTAATAAAAATTTTTATATTATTTAATATACCCTTTTTTATTTTACATTATAATTAATATCTATAAACATCTCGTGGTGTCATTTCAATCCAATCTTTAATACATCTTTCACTTTTTACATCCATTTTTTCGTTTATGTAATACAGCTATCATTTTATATTTTATTATTTATTATTTTTTTAAATGTTCAACTTGGTAACACTTTCTACACAGTGGAATGTAAATATCATCTGCACCAATAACGACTTGTTCAGTGCTGCTTGATTTTCGGAATGAGAATGGTGCAGGAGTTCCATCTTTGCATTTTCCACAAAGCGCGCGCAATTTTGTAACCTTGTCGCAAATGGGAACAAGATCAAGTAAATTACCAATTTTTTCCCGTCTAAAATCTCCGTCGAGACCACAAATGTAAATTTTTTTATGCTGTTCTTCAACCATTCTTCTTGTAAAGTGAACAATGTCACTAAAGAATTGACCTTCATTTATGAGTATCACGTCACATTCATTTATTTTTTTAGCATTTTCTGGTATTTGCATTATTTCTTCCATTGAAAAACCCATGATACAAGGTATCATTTGTTTGTCGTGCGTTGAAAGCATAGTTTCAGAATAACGGTCATCTGCCTTGAAATTGATAACACATACTTTTGATTTACAAAAACAAAACTGTCGATAATACGTTAACAGCAATGATGTTTTCCCAGACCACATTGGTCCAAAAATTATTTCAAGATATCCAGAATGAAAAGGAGAATTCGGTTCCATTTTTTATCAATATTGTTTATTTATTTTATAAAATAGAACTGAAGATCTTTTTAATTCAATTTTATGAATAATATTATTGATAAATTCATAATATAATATTTAGATAATATATATTTATTTATAAAAAATGGATTGGCTAAAAGGTTTATTTACATCACCAGAAAAAAATAAAGAGGTTGAAATGAAGGGGTCTCCCGAAGAGGAACAACGAGTACAACAACAACAAATACAGGAACAACTTAAAAACATGGAAGAAGATATGAAAAAGTTAAAAAAAGATTCGATTGAAAGACTACAAAAAGAAATTGAATACAACGAATTATCACACCAGTTAAACCGAGGTATGATTCCAGAAAAAGTATATAATGACGAGATCATGCGTTTGAAAAAATTACTTGGAGAAAAAATGGCTCAACAAAAACAAAAAGATTGGAATGAGGCTGGAGCGGCAGCACCAGGCGACCAGTTTTTCTCAAGTTTTGGTGGTGGTAAACGAAAAAAATCAAAAAAGGCAAAGGCAAAATCAAAAAAGGCAAAGGCAAAATCAAAAAAGGCAAAGGCAAAATCAAAAAAGGCAAAACGATCAAATACAAAAAAATCAAGGTCAAAAAAACAAAGTAGAAAATAAAATAAACAAGATAAATATAAATTATTTATATAAATTATTTATAAAATACGAGTTAAAGTTTATTTATAAATAATAAATAAGCTTAATTAAAAATGGAACTTGTCCATAATAATCATGTAACTCATGATACTTCTTATGATAATGATATTCTTATAAACGATATTTCTTGTAAAGATAATGATAATGATAGTCGTAATGTTAAAATAAATAATTCAACGCCATGGGTTGAAAAATATAGGCCATGTAGTTTTAATGATATTGTATTGGACGATGTGAATAAAAAAATAATCGAATCGATCATTGAAAATAATTATTTTCCAAACTTATTATTTTATGGACCGCCGGGGACCGGGAAAACAACAACTATTATCAATATGATAAATGCTTATCAAAAAAAGTATGATCAAAAAAACAAGGGATTAATGATTCATTTAAATGCATCTGATGAACGAGGCATTGATATCATACGAAATCAAATTAGTGGATTTGTTA